GATTTCTTTGTGCTCTTCGCCGTATTTAGCATACTCTAAGCCAAACAAAGCATTCAAGCCGGGGAGCAACTCTTTAAGTAGCTGTGCGCGTGAAATAGCCATGGTAAGTTACTCCTTAAACACCGGTGGTGTTGTTGTACTGCGCAGTATTAAACTTAACGATAAACTCGTAATAAGTTGTAGCAGTAGCTGTTGCAGGGCCTGTGGCTGTGTCAGGAACGACATCAATCACGCGAATAGGCAATGTATTCGTAGTGTTGGCGGAAGAACCGTCAATACCGTAGTACGAATCGCCTGTAGTGGTAGAACCAACGTTAGCAACCAAAGCCACATTAGAACCAACAATCGCACGGCTATAAGCTGTGGGAGTGGTTCCGGCGGCAACAGTAGCGCAAACGCGGAACGCAGCACTAGGATCATCCACAACAAAGGCCATAGCCAAGTTGGTTGTAGTTGAAGTAGCTGCTGGGTAAGCCTGACCAAAAGTAGGCTGGCTCATTGAGTTAATGTAAGAACAACCCACCAACACACCAACAATTTTACCTGAGTCAGTGGTATTAGCAGCCACAATGTAGCCATTAGTATCCACTTGCACGGTATCACCGTTAAGGATTGCTGTTGCGTAGGAAGCAGCGATTGGGATTTGACGGATCGCTCCGGCGTAGGGTAGTCCGTCCAGTCGGTTGACTGGCTTGAAACCATACGTCTTATCAACGGTAGGATATGCCATTTAAGACTCCAAAAAAGTTAAATACCTTTTCCGAAAGTGACCGTGGACTTACGTTCTTTGAACATAGGCATCCTCGGATCATTTTCGCGCATGTAGGTGTTATCTACTGAAGCCATTTGAGCTTCCGATTGTTTTCGGTAGTACTCATTTCGCTGGTTAGTAAATTCCACAGGTGTTTTGCAAAGCAACAGACCACCTACTTCAACGCTGTCTGGGAACTTTGCGTTACCGCTAGAACCAAACATACGAATTTCAGGGTGGTCAGAAGCCCTAACGGGTTCCCAGCCTTCGCGTAGTTTTCCAGAAATGTTAGTGGCGTCGTCTTTACCTAACGAAGCAATTCTGATCCAACGAAACGCATAACCCTCTTCCGGATTCGGATCGGGTAGAAGTTGAGGGGGCATCCAATGTTTTGGGCGCTCCGCCTTTTCGCGGGTATCAAGTTCTCGTGCTAAACGTGTTGACTTTTCCATTTTTATTTCCTTAACTGTTCTTCCGCAACCTTACGAGCATAAAGATCCAAAGGAACTCCAAGCCGCTTGGCGATATTCACCTGTGTCTGCGTAAGCACGATTTTTTTAGGCGCTGTGCTACGGGTTGCAGGTGCAACGTTTGATCTTTTCGGCGAAGTTGGCGCATTCACCGGTTTTTCAGACTCAAACTGATCCGAAAAAACTTGTCTAATTCGAGAATTTAACTTCTCATAATACTCGTTGGACTGAGGATCAACTCCAGATTTAACTAGCTTGGTGTGGAGTCCAAGAGCAAAGCTAGTCATCTCATCATCAGAACCAAACCACTTATTTTCTGATTGCCAAGCCAGAGCTTTATGGTCTACTGGCGGCTGTTTTGTAACTTGTTCAGGTATTTGTACCTCAGTTTTTTCCTCTTGTAAAGGGGCGGGCCTAAAATTGTTTACGCGCTCCATCTTAGATTTAGCGGAGATCAATGCTTCCTGCGCATCTACAATAGCGTCTGAGTCACCTGCTTCATAGGCTTCTTTGTATCTGGCCTTGGCTTTTTCAACCTCGTTACCAACTACTTTTTTAGCCTGTTCTAACAGAGCTTGCTGGTTGGTATTCAAAGAGCCTTTGAGCTTTTTGTTCTCCTCAACTACAGCGTGTGCAATACGCAGGGCTTCTTCTCTTTCCCGCTCTGCTGATTCTTTAGCACGGCGTTCTTCGTGGTAGCCTTTTGTAAAATGTTGGATGCGCTTGCGCACGCCCTCATCGTACTTAGTTAGCTCATCCTCGGCAAAATCCTTGGGAGGATCTTCCATAGGTCTACGCCCACGGTCTTCCGCAGGGGTATCGTCCACTACCTCAACTTCTGTCTCGCCTTCAATTTCGTACTCAACTTTTTCTTCACTGTTGGCTTTGACTTCTGTTTCGTCGGGAAATTTAAATTCATCATCTTTGGCCATGATTTACTCCTTAAGTGGGACGTTGAATACCACGGGGGTCTTGCACAACCGCTTGAATAGAGTCATCATTAATGAGTCTCCACTCCGTACCGTGAATCTTCATGCGGGTTCCCGTGTTAGGACGTACTAACACAAAGTCACCAACTTTGCAGCTTGGGCCAGATGGAAATCTGGTGGCGTCTCTAAACGCATCGGGGCCAATCTTGGCCACAAATAGTACGGGAGAGAGTAACTCCTCGTGATACATCGCAGTAGCAGACTTTAAAATCCCAGTCTCGCTAAACTCCTCTTCGGCCTTGGGCAGCATACACAGTATGTGATATGTAGCCGGATCGGGCACTTGTTTGGCTTTTTCTTCCACGGATGTATTTAGCAATCCGGTTAGATCCACCGCACTAACATCAAAATCAGTCATCTTCAGAGTCCTTAAGTTTACGCACGAGGTCACCTATTTCATACTGCGCAGTCTGGAGACCTCGGATAAAACCGCACAGTTCTTTGTAGTGATCGTAGGATTTCGCGCTACCATCACACAAAACTTCAGCTTGACTCTTACGATGCTCTTCAAGTTTAGAGGAGAGCAAATCTAGGATTCTTCTGTCCATTGTTATCCTTTATTGGGTGGTTGTTGAGCTTGCAGCATTTTCTGCATCATGGCCATCTTGTGCTGCTCGTCCCCTTGCCCTAATTTCTGTTCATGTGCCTGCTGTTGGTGGGCCATACCTTGTTGGGCTTGCTGAGCTTGAACTTGCTGAGCCTGTTGCTGATTTGCAACTTCTAAAGCGTGTAACTCCTGCGCTTGCATAATTTCTTGCTGCATACGGGCTGCTGCCATGTTTGGATCTTCACCCATTTTGGCTGCGCCTTCGCGTGCTTTGAGCGCCAACTCTTCTGCTTTAAGCTGCAAATCGCCACGAACTTTGAGCTCTTTGGTTTTGGCATCTTGTGCCTTGATCTGAAGCTCGGCTTGCTGCATCTGCACAAGTGGGTCTTGCGCCATCTGCTGAGCCTGCTGCTGTTGAGCCTGAGCCATGTTTGCGTTGAGAAGCTGAGCGGATGCTTGCGCAACCAACTGAGACAACTGAACTTCCACCTGCTCTGGCAACTGCTCTCCGGGTGGTGGGAGTGGCACGCCCATCTGCTCTTCAATTTTGCGACGATATGAGAACGCTAAGTGTTCTGCAATGTGCGCTTGGATAGCAGCCATCATCTGCTGAGCCATGGGGTTTTGTCCCATCTGCGCCGCGATCATCGGATCTTTCATGAACGTCGTATGCACAGCAATGTGAGCGTCTTGATCCTGATAAATAAACGCACGGGTTGGCTCGCCTTTGAGGAAGCCCATGTTCTCGCTAATAGGATCTTTCGGTTTCTCGTCATCAACTGTGGGCACAAGTTTGTCAGCGTTCTTTATGCCCAATACCTCAATCATCTGACGGTGCAACTGCGGCAAGTCATAGATCTGTGGGGCTTGCTGCGCCAACTGAATAACAGCTTGGTACTGCATGATGCGCTGAGCCATCGTCGCGCTGTTAGGGTCACTAACTGGAATGACATCAACTGCATCGTAGTCAGACTGCTTGGCCATGCGGTCGCCGCTTGACGGGTCGTACTCATACTCTGTGGGAGCGTAGTCACGAATGATGTTCTTCAAGAGCTTAAACTCTTGCTTCATGCTGTAGTGCACACGAGCTTGCACCGCACTCATGGTCTTCAACTGCCGCTCAAGAATAGCCAGCGTTGTACCTACTGGCGCATTTGCACTCATGTCACTGACCTTCATGTCAGCAACAGAACCCAGTCGGCGACCTTCTTCCGTAATCTTATCTAAGAGTCCCGCCAAAACCTGTGATGGTTCTTTGTATGGCAGAGCCATGATGTTGTCACGGATTGAACCAGAAGGCACATCCATGTCACGGAACTCACCGGGAGAGATTGGGGTATCGTCGTCTTTGATTCGCAGACCGCGTGTCTTCAAGCCACCGGGCAAATTGCTTAGTGTGCCAGCATCAATGAGTTGCCTAATAAGAGACGTACCGGCCCGGGCATAACCACCAATAAGATGTATGAAGCCAAAGCCATAAGCACCAAAGCCGGGAATGTAATCGTACTGGACAAAATGCTGGCGCTTAATCTTGAGAGTGTCTTCCTCTTCCCAGTTACGGTATATAGAAAGAACTTTATTTGTACCTTTGTCAATAGAAATAATATATGGAAGCGCAATCTCATCTTCATCTTCGTAGCCGGGTAAGTTGTAATCAATTTGAATTTCATAGACCTGATAGCGGTCGTCGTCCGTTAGGCTGTAACCTTGCTCATCAGCTTTCTTTTTCTCAACGTCTGTGTGTACTTGCGCAGGCTCACCCAACTCAACGTCTTTATAAAAACCCGCTACTTGCAACTTTCTAATGTCGTTCTTTGTCTTGCGCATGATGTGAGACACACGCTCTGCTGTACGAGCACCAGAAGAACCATAAGGAATGATAATGTCTTCAGCAGGAATAAACACTGAAGTTTGACGACCTAGTGATGGGTCAAAATAAACTTTCTTAAACGCCGATCCAGCTAGACCTAAGTTAAACAACATGCGCTCATGCTCAGGGCGGTACTCTGACATTACTTCTGTCAGTTGGTAATTCATGTCCTCCCGGACGCGCTCCGCCGCTTGCTCTTTAAGTTTGTCAATTGCGCCGATGATCTCGGTTTTGACCGGGCCTTGAGCAGGGAACGTTTCAATGATAGTCTCACTCTGGAACCGTACAGCAGCTTCTGTGAGTACCGTTGAGTAAACACCGCAAGCACCGAGCCACGGTTCAGTCCGTTCCTCATATTTCATTCCCAGAACATCTAGTCCTTTGACGAACATCTCAACCCAGTCTTTGCGGGAATTAATGTCACCTTCAACATCGCCCATGATGTCTTCGGCAATCTTTTGTAACTCGCCCTCATCCATAAACTCAGCAAGGTTAGAGTCAAACTCTTCTTCATCACTTTCTGTGCCGGGTTCAATTTCAATCTCTAGGCCGTCCATGCCGATGCGAACACCTTCTGGGTTTTCAATTTCAATTTCAATGTCGGGCATTACACCCAGCTCTTCGTCCATGCCAAGAGGTGCTGCATATAAACTTTTGTCGATGCTCATAGTAATCCTTAGTAGTACGCTGCGCGTCTGCCCGATTTAAATAACCTAACTTCATCTAGTTCGTCACTAGGAAGTCGAAGGAATCCACCTTGCCTAAAACGCATTAAAGCAAGTGTTGTCGCGTCAACCAAGTCATCATGCTCGCCTGACGGGAACGCCCCAATCTCATCAACCAATTCTTCAGCCCAACGAGTATCGGGAACCCACACTTTCCCAGAAGCGATTATGTCCGATACTGCGTTCAAACGGGCAATTTTGTCTTGCCCTTTACCCGGTGTAAATTCCTGCACAGGTATGCCCATGGCTCTCAGTTCATAAATCAGCGGGCCACCCGTAGCCTTCTTCTCAATGAGCATTCCATCGGGCTCCCACTCGTTGTACTCCCGATACACATCTTTTTTCAAGTCCACCCACTCCACACGCTTGCGGTAGGTGTTGAGTAATATGATGTTAGGGCGCATGTCATCCTCTTCGCAATTAAAGACGCCCCAAGTTGTGCCTGCTGAGTAGTCAGCCCGCTGAGTTTTCTCAAACGCCGTGTCCCATGTCTGCAAAATATATTCACACTTTGGTGGTCTCTCATGCGGCCAAATCTTCCACCAGTCGCGCTTGATAATTGCAGACTCATTACCTACAGGATTTTGCTGATATTGCGCTTGCCACTTGGAATTTGGCAGTTCTTCGTGCAGTGCTTCAAGCTCTTCTTTGCTCCAAAACTCAGGCCAAAGTGGGTTTCCAGAGGGCAAAATAGCCGGAAATTCAATCACTTCCCAGTCATTTTCACCCCGCAATGCAGCATTTTTAAGCACTTGACCGGTCAAATCGCGCTGTGCCCAGCGTGTCATCACAATAACAATCGACCCACCCGGCTGCAAACGCTGCCTAGGGCCAGATGTGTACCACTCAAACACCTTATCGTAGATGTCTGGGTTGCTTGCCGCCATCGCAGCCTCTTGTTCTGAGTGCGGATCGTCAATAATGAGCAGGTCAGCACCCTTACCGGTCACTGTACCCCCCACACCAATAGCAAAATAGTCACCACCCTTGCTGGTATTCCACCTTCCAGCCGCTTTTGAGTCAGCTTGCAGGTGTAAATCAGGAAAAATCTCGCTATAAACCTCAGAATCCACCAAATTTCGCACTTTTCGGCCAAATCCGACCGCTAATTCACCCGTATTTGAGCTTTGGATTACTTTTTTGTTCGGAAACTTGCCCAAAAACCAAGCAGGTAGTAAGTAAGAGGCAAACTCTGACTTAGTGTGGCGAGGAGGCATATTAATAATGAGACGTTTGCATTCTCCACGGGCTACCCTTTCAAAAGCTTCAGCCATACGCTTGTGGTGTCTACCCGAAATAAAGGTTGGCCACACCCGGGCTGTAAACTGTATGAACTTTTCCTGAGATAACTCGCGTTGTTTTAGCTTTTCCAGATGTATTAGCTGCTTCTCTAGTACACGCAGGTCAGTATCCGAGAGCTTGCCGGTATCAACAAGCCCTTCCAAGTCTTTCAATGAGATCTGTGCTTCACTCATCTTCAGGTACGTCTTCGCGGGTGTCCGATTCTACGGATTCTTCAGTATCCAGAACTTTCAACGGGGTTCCCAGTTGGGCATCTAAGTCGTCAAGAGGGGTAATGTCTGTTACGTCGCTGTGCAGCAGGCGTTTAATCCGTTCCTTGATTGAATTCTCAAGAGACTGGGATGTTGTGTGGTGCACAGTAATCTCACTGCGTTCCGTAAAGATTCCAATATCTGAATGTTTGCCAAGTAGCTCAAGCGCCTTGATCTCAATCTTCAGGTCTCCGCAGTCAGCCAACTCAATCAGTTTGTTGGTAATCAAATTCCGTGCCTGCTGTGCATCAGCAATGGCTTGAAAATCGTAACGCTTAAGAATTGCCGCAGCAGCCGCAGCTTGACCGGGTGATTTAATGTGCTTGGGAGTCTTGGCCGATTTTGTAACAAGCTCGACTACTTGCTTGCCATCTTTTTCGTTAAAGTCTATGCCCCCACCAAGCTGCTCAATGAGGTTAGCAGTATTTGCAGCAACGGCAATGGCATCCTTCTGAGTCTTTGGGGACTCTTCGGATACGTCAAATGGGACAGGAATGTCCGAGGTAGGTTCTAGTTTAATCACCGGGTAAGCGCACCAATGAATATGAAGACTGAAATGTAACAGCGTTTTTAAATTTTTGCAAAAATTTTTTGTGATTAGGGTTTTTACTTAGACCCGGGGGGTGTTTCTGTGGGCGGAATTTTAAATTGCGGGATCGAGTGAGTTGCACAGTGTGTAAGGGATTTTAGGATTCCTCTTGGCCTATTTGGTGTCCCCGCCTCCCGTACCCTTTCACCTTTGAACTTTTCAAAATGACATAACATTGTTAGATTGATTCTCTATTTATTGTTCACGCCAATATTGATTTTGCCCTTTTTTTGTGGTATAATATACTCAAGCAAACGGAATTGATCTGCTTGCTTGCTTAGGTGGTTAGCGCATATTGCAAAGCCACTATGTTAGAAAAGGTTAGATCATGTTAGAAACTACTGTTACCCAAGTGACTGAATTGTCATTGTCTGATTTGCGCAACAATGTTGCGGAGGCCGTTGTTCGTGCTTATGGTGCTGAGCGTGAATACGCCATCAAGGTTTGCGAAGTGTTGCCCTTTGCTTGGTATCTTGTCGAACACAATGACAAGGGTGAGGAGGCTAAGTTAGTGCATACTGAGAAAAAGGAATTGTTCAAGGTTTTGAATAATGCAAAGCATAGCAATCCATCAACAGTTTGGGCTCGGGTTCGCAAGTATGCACAAGAGTACAAAGAACCAAAAAAGCCAACTACTGAGGGTGAAGTAGCACCAACTGAAGCACCAGTAGGCGCTCGGCAAAATCGTTCGCTGACCTTGCGACTCATTGAGGAATTGACTACGCTTTACAAAGCCACAAAGAACGCTGATTCACTCAGCGACAAAGAACGTGATTGCCAAACGCACATTACGTCAGCACTCAAGGCAATGGGTGTCGACTTAGCCACAATCGAGTAATCGAGTAAACCAAGGTAAGGGGAAACCCTTACCTAACAATGTTAGATCAACTGGAGAAAATTATGCTTACTAGATTAGACAGTACACTTTGCAAAATCTTGTTATCGAAGCGGATGATGTGGGCTTGGCGGTTTTGGTGGATTGAAGCCGCCCGAGTCGGCAACGATTACAAGGGATACGTTAACATCGGCTTGAACACCAAAGAACGCAGAGAGCAGAGAATCCACTGGATGTAATCCCTGCTCACTTATCCATAGCCCCGCTAGTCGGGGCTTTTTTGCGTTCACGTTAGCCTAACATTGTTAGGTCTTTTCTGATTGAGGTCTTTCTATGCCAGTTCTCGAAGCGGCGGTAGCTAGCAAGCTTGGTTTGCAATGTTACGTATTTGGGAGTAGCCCTTGTCTATACCAGTTCTCAAAGCGGCGGTAGCCATCGAGCCTAACATTGTTATGTTGTTTTTGTAATGTTACGTCTAATGTTACGGAAAAAAGGGCTTTGTTACGTTACGAAACGCTCGCAACCCGCATGAAACCTAGAAAGTTACAAAGTTACGCTTTTTAGACCAAATGGGTAGGCGTTCCCGAAAGTTTGAAGCAACGAGGTTGCTCAGAAGTGCAATTCGTATTACGCAAATAATTTGGGAGGCCATATACCTATTTTTAAAAAACACATAACATTATAACTTTACCCCAAAAAATACCATTCTACAGAGGAGAGCCCCGTGTTACGTTTCACGTTACGTTTACTCCAATTTTCGTTACATTTCCCAAATAATATAACGCACCACTGTTTAATTCCGTAACAATCGTGCCCACTGCCTTTCGTCACCCCCAAGACTAAAGAACTTGACTTTGACATAACATTGTGGTATAATATAAGTTAGATGGGATAAAACCGTCTAGACCACGGCACATAACATTGTTAGGTGCTTTTCATTAGAGTTCAATTAGAAAGGTTAGATATGTCAGATTGGCACGAGTGCCGCAACTGCGGTGACGATATACACAGCGAGCGGTGGTCACTAGGCTACCGAGTCTGCCTATTCTGCGGTGAAGAAGCCGCACGCATGGAACGCATGAGTTGGTGCGTAGTCCAAGAATACGGCAAAGGCAACTACCAACTTGTTACTCCTGCTAGCGCAAAGGTAACACTCAAGCAAACCAACCAAAAAGAACTGAGGGGCTAACAATGTTAGATGACAAAGAAGATACAGGGATGATGTATTGGGGCTATTTGTTCTCCGACCACGAAATCTACCCAATCGGTTGGTACGACATGACCGACTGGACTGCGGGATGGGACAAGTTGTTTGCGGATGTAACGCAGATGGCTGAAGACTTAGGCGTTGAGCCTGTCCATGCAATCCGAGGCGACTGCATCCAAGACTTGATCGAAGACCTAGTAATCCTAATGAAGGACATGAAGGAGCCTAACAATGTTAACTAAATGGGAAAAGCTCGAACGCATTGTTATTCTGTGTGCTTGCATAGTGCTTGCACTTGACCTACTTTATTGGAGACCATGATGAAAGCAAGTGAAATCAATCCGAGCAGTTGGTACTACGGGGGGTTGAGCAAACCTAGGACTACCATGCTCATGCGCAAGTGGGGAAATATCCTCAAGAGTGCCAAGCTCATGGAGGAGACCTTGCTTGAGCTAATGAACAACACCGAAACCACGCCCGAGCAGTTGGTCATGGCTTCTAAGCTATACACAAACGTAACAAAGCAGTTGCACGACCACGCCACGATGATTGATGTATTCATCTATCACTCACACAAACTCAGGCACATGGTGAGTTGCCCGACCTACAAGTCTGGCATCGAAGAACACTGTGTATGCAAGGATTGGCAAGAGGGAGATAACAATGTTAGCTAAGTTCCTAATGACAGGATGGAGTAACCGCTTTGGCTATTGGGTGACCGAGGTTGCCGAGGCTAGAGATATAAGCACAGCAAGGGAACGCTTCTGCCTGAAGTACCCCACGCTCAAGAACGTAAAAGCCCTGCGCCTGCGTGCGCAATCAGAACTGATGGAGTAATGTTATGAAACAAAGAGACACGGGGCTTCATGCCTCAACCTACTATCTGCCGCTTATCCGTAACCACGCAGATGCAAAGTTACGTTTACGGAAAACCAAACCTATCCGTGGACGTAGTGCCAACGCACCTGACAAGTACAACCGCGATAGCCCAACCCCTTGCATCCCATTGGCTAGGCGCGAGGACATTGACATTTACTCAATCCGTGAGGGTGAGAATGGGAACATCGAGTTGGTTAATTACCGCTCGCCTCTGCTCACGTTCACGCCTGACAACAAGATCATCATCACGCCCAAATACATGGGACTGATGGAGTCAGGAATGGTTAGCCGTGTGCTAGGTGTTAACGCTTGGCTTGACCGCAAAAAGATCGGCATCACCATTGATGACGAACGCCATGTAATTAAGCAAGGCGGCTCGCTTACCCTGAGTTGCGAGGGTGAGTGCCTGAGCGTGCATGAGAAAGAAGTTGTTTACTCACACTACGTTAACCGCAAGGCGTCTAACATTGTTAGGGCGCAGTACTCAGGGTTCATGCAGTATCTACATGGCTTCCTTCAGTTACGAAAGAACATGGAGAGCAACGACCTTCGGGTATCCCTCATGGAGATTGCCGACTGCATTGGCTACGAGTACAAAGAGCAAGGGGTGTGGCGTCTCAATAAAAGTGTTGAAAAAATGCAAGTGTGGCAACCCGCGCTTGAATCTGTGAAGCTCATCGAGTTCAAACCGCAAGGTTACAGATGCTTGGCGTTGGTGGGTACAACAGACAACTCCGAGACAATGTGGTCTGCATACGCTAGGCAGTGCAACAGTTTTATGGCAGCGATACGCAATGACCAACCGGAGGGGGGCAAGGTCGACAACTACTATCGGATGACCCTAACATTGTTAGCCCTGTCCATGCCGTACATGCACAACAGACCCGAGGTAGGGAAGGACATGACTGTGGATATTTCAGTAAGCGCAGTTGAGCGGATGCTGGACAAGGTAATGATGCAATGGCATAGCGATGAGATGATCGAGAGAAGGCCACTCAAACCGAATCAGTTACCCAACGACAAGTACGAGGCATACATAACGAAGATGCCATCAGAGGAGGACATCAAGCGGTTAACAAAAGAGCGGAATCTTTAGTCAGACCCATGACGAAAGGACTTGACATTGCTATAACAATGTGGTATAATATAAGCTGATGTAGGAAAACTACGTCAAAAATGCAGAGTAATCAGAAATCGCCTAACAATGTTAGGCACAATCAGAAAGGTTAGATATGTCAGAGATCAAATTCGGTAAATCAATTACCCTCAAGCAAGCCGCGAACCTGATTCGCACCAACCCACAGACCCGCTTCCTACTGCAAGGCGAACCCGGTATCGGAAAGTCTTCCCTATTGGAGAGTATTGCTAACGGCTTGGGCTACGAGTACGCATACATAGACGTGCCGAACATGGACTTGGGCGACATTGCCATGCCTGTGATCGACCACGATACCAAGACTACTAGGTATTACCCTAATGCACGTTTTGGTA